AGTTTATCTGTAATTCGATTTCGAACGTGTATCGGTTTTCGTACTGATCTTCGCCGTTCACGTACGGGGCTTGCTGGATATCCCCGGCGTACAACGGTGCGCCTGAAAAGCCGAAACTGTCGAACAGGTCGCAGGCGTACGCGTCGCGGTACAGGACGTTGAGCATTTCCGCCAGTTCGGACGACCCTTGACCGTAGCAGTCAATCTGAAACGACATTTGCTCGGGTCGCGAGACGGTACGCGAGTTGTCGTCGCGGGTCTCGCGGTTCGTCGACAGCGGTCGGCGCAACCCAGGCGTGAACGACACGTAGGCGCCTTTCGGCATCGACGCGCGGTTCACGGGCGTTCGCAGTGCGGGCAGTGTCGGGGAGATGCTCTTGATATACGCCCGCACTGCGCGGCAAATCATATCTTCGGTGACGTCCACTTCGATAGATGTCCGCGTGCCAGTTGCAGCAATGGTTCCCACTGTCGACGATACGGAAACACCCTGGAGATTAGCAACGACATCACCTGTCGTACCTGACGCTAGGATCGTACCGACTGACGCGGCGGCGCTCACCGTGAATGTATCCGTAGAAGCACCCCCCGTGACGACCATGTCGTTTGTTTTACCGTTGCTGACGATAGCGCCCAACGTTACGGACGCGCCACCGCCTGCGGTCACTGTGGCGACGCCGGACGCTGCGGATACGCCGGTTATCGAAGTCGTTGCACTTCCACCCGCAGATGCGGCGATAGTCGCCACCGCCGACGATGCGGAAACACCTGTAATTGCCACATTCGCACCGCCACTCGCGGCCACGGTGTCGACTCCGACCGCTGCAGATACGCCAGTCATGGGCGCTGTGCCGCCCCCCGTCGCGACGACGTCGTTGATAGCCGACGATGCAGATACACCCGTGACGCTTATGCCGGCGCCCCCCGTTACGGAGATGCTCGCGACACCTGACGTTGCCTGTACCCCCGAGACGATGACGGACGCGCCGCCACTTGCGGTCACGGTGTCGACGCCGGACGCTGCGGATACGCCGGTTAGACCCGTGTCCCCGTCACCCGACACGGTCGGGGCAACCATAAGCACGCGCCGGGGCTGCGGCTTGAATAGTTGCCACGGGTTGTCCGAAAGCGACTGCATTTCGACATCGGCCAGCGTACGAGTCCAGACGGCGACCAACATTAGCGCGCCAGTACTCCAAGCCTGCGAGCCGATAACGCGCGCGCCGATGCTGATAGGCAGGTCAGTGCCGGGCGTGATCAGATTGGATACTGCACCCCCGACAGTGAGCACTCCGTTCTGGAAAGCAGCCGTGCGCGTAGGACTGGCCGTCGCACCAATCGTGAAGCCTCGGGACATCTCCGCAACGGTCATCGCAACCGGGGATGTGGCTCGCCCGGTATTCCCCGCGCTGGTATTGAACGGGATGAAGTCGACCTTGCCCGCATCGACTCGGAACTGAAAATAGCGCGGCGAGCTATTGTCCATGTCGATGGCGCTCTGCGTCGTCGCGAGCGACGTACACGTGGCAAACGCGAACAGACTGTAGTTCGGGGAGTTGACGGCACCCTTGGCGGGCAGCGCGTACATCCTTGCGCTACCTGTAGGGCGCCCGCCAGTGCCTTGAACTGTATTTGCTTGAGCGCCCGCAGTATAGGGGACAGCCGTCGATACCGTCTGGAAGTTGCCGGCGTCTTGGGATGCAGCAAACCCGTACGCTTGATCCGCATGCACGAGGCACACGGTCATGTCCTTGGTGATCGGGTTGTCCCAATCAATTAGGGTCGCTTCCCCAGGTTGCGGCTGCGTGGTTCGCACACGCTTTGCGACGGGCGCTGTCATTACGTGTACTGCACGCCGGCAGCTTGAGCTTTAAGGGTCCAGTTCGCGGACATGGGCTGCCCCGAGCGATTCACGATGTAGACGTTGTAGATGGCCGGGAACAGTTCTACCGGCGCAGCGCTCGCCGTGCCGAACAGCATGTTCGTATTTGCGGTCGGCACTTTGGACGCAACGAACGACCCGACGCGGTAGCTGAAGGGGATGACGCTTGCACCGGCAGTCGTATCGACGTCGGGGAAATTCGTACCGTCGATCGCGGGCACGAGGTACAGGTCGGCAATCGTCGTGTTCGCAGCGATACCCGTGACGGTAGCCCACTGCGCCAACAGGCTGAACAACGCCGACACCTTACCGGCAGTTGCCGAGGGGCCGCCGCTCGACGTGTTGAGCGTGCCGGCCAGTATCGCCGAACCGGACGTCGCCGCCGCGCCAGTACTCGTGATTGTCTGGATTGCGCCTTCCAGAAAAGGGACATTGCCTGCCATTATTGAATCTCCATTGCGTCGACGACATCTCTTGAGGTGGGCTCAGGGATGCCGATAACTTCGAACCGTGCTGCGGGTTGTACCGCGATTTGTTTCAATTCGTTGGCATACCCACCGTCCAACTTGCCGATCGCCGCCAAATCGTCGATATTTTTTTGCGTCTTCGGGTGACCTGCGTCCATACCGGAATTCTGCTGCAGGAAAACCATCATCCATTTTACGGCGCTGATCTGTCCGGAAAGAGTCTCCAAGGCGTCCAGGATCGCCGCACCGTCCTGACATTCGGCCATGATGGTGCGCGCGGTCACGTAGCGCGATTTGACCATGCTGTACGCGGGTTCCGTCAGTAGGGCGACGACGCGTTGCGGATCGCCCGGCAAATGCGTTGCGTACCCCAAGGCGAGCGGGTCATTGCTGAGTTCGGCGGCCAGAACCGCCAGTTCGGCGGGCGTCATGGTCAGGTGATCGAAATGACGTTGGCCGGGATCGTCGCGGTGAACGTGCCATTCGTCGACGTGATATTGCCGCCGAAGCTGAACACGCCGCGAATCTTGCCGCTGCCCGCGTCATAGATGACCGCGCCGGCCGCCGTGATGGTCGAACTTGGCCAGGACGGCGACGCGAACGTCAGTTGTGCGCTGTCGCCGCTCATTGCGGCGCTGTACCCGGTCAACGTCGCGCCGCCTGCGGTGTAGCCGGTTCCGCTGACTTCGTTGGTCGTCGAGTAGGTCGTCGCCGTTTTGTCCAACGATGCGGCCGACGTGTACAGGGCAAGCTTGTACGTACTGCCGGACGGGCACAATGCCTGCAGGGCTTCCAGCTTGGATGCGTTCGGGAATGCTTGGGTGATTGCCATGATTGGTCCTATTGATCAAGTTGCATAGTGAGGGCGACGCAGCACCAATCGGGCCAACGCTCCATGACGCTCGCGACGAGGTACGTTTGCCCGCCGAACTGCAGCAGATCGCCACCTTTTCCGAGAACGCGGAACAACCCTTCATAGTTGCCGTTCAGGTGCATTTTACACGTCACCCCCTGGATATTTTGCTGCTGGAAGCGCTCGATATCGCGCCCCGTCAGCGGTTGCTTTTGGCCGTACGCGGCGATGTCCGCGCCGTACGCCGGGATCACGCGCCCCGTGTCGTCTTCCGTGCTGCCGGCGCTCGGCTTGATCGTCACGGGGATATCCGGGTTGACCGCGCCAACTACGCCCCGGACGAGATTGTGTAAGTTCATGGTTTGACCTCGTAATCGATGCTGTTGAGCATGTGGCCGGTGAACACGCCGACCTTTGTCGACGCGGGGGACGTACTTTTACCGGCAGCCACGCGGCGCGCCGCCTCGCCCACCGTAGCCCCCGTGACGATCAAATGCGGGTCGTCGTGGCGCATCTTGCGCAACATGAGGGTGATGGGGGATAGCGCCGGGGCGTCAAGTTCGATGATGGCGTCGCGTAGCTGCCCGCTGATGCGCTCGCCCATGATCCGCAACGAGCGGTCGACGTCAAAATCATTTTGCTGAAGGATGACCGCCAGTTCGTCGCCCCAGGCGTCCGACTTGGTCTTGACCATGTTCGTAAAGAACGGGCGGGGCGGGGCGGTCTTGGTGCCGTAGTTCAGCCACCATGCGACGGTCGCGACTGGCGTGCCGGCTTCGTCGGGGTAGGTTGCACCCTCCAGGAAACCGACACGCAGTTCGTGCTTGCCTTCGATCTGTTTCGCGATCTCGGCCAGTTTGGCGCGCAGCTTGTCGCCCCCGCTCAGGCCGACCGCCACGTCAGCACCTACGACGTGGGAGAACGTACCGCATCGTGCGGTATGCTGCGGTCGCCTGCCAGTACATCACGCCGTACTGCGTCTGCATCCAGAACGCGGCGTTCTTCGACTGCTGGCCCATATCCATCGACGCGGACACGCTGCCTTCCGACGCGCTGGACACGCGGCCGACTTGGGTCGCCGTCGAGCCTTGCCCGGCAGGCGTCAGGACGCCCGACAGCGTGCCCAAGTGAGCGACGATCAGGTTCAGCAGGATCGAGCGTTCGCCCAGGTCGCGCACGATGCTGCGCGCGCTGTTGTTCAGGTAGAGCGCCGCCGCTTCGTCGAAGAACGCCTGCAGCAACGTCACGTCGACGTTTGCGAACTGGGGATACCGGGCCTTGAATGCGACCGGATCGAAGACGACGGCGCCCGCACTCATTACTGGCCTGCCAGTTCGTTGGCGGCGGCCTTGTCAGCCGGCGATGCGGGGGCTTTGGTCGGACGCGGTGCTTTCTCGGCCGCTTCCAGTTGTTTTTCGACGTTCGCTTCCGGCTTCAGGCCAGCGGCCGGCGCGGTCGGGTCGATACCTTCGAAGCCGGTCTTGATGTCGGACAGTTCGGCGGCGATCGCCTTCAGGTCGGCAACCTTCGCGGTGTTGTGCGTGAAGATCGCGTTGGACTTGAACGGGTCGAAGTCTTCGTAGATGGCCGACAGGTACGCCCATTCGGAGTCGTCCACGTGGGTGAGACCGAAACCGCCAGCGACGAGCGACGTGTTGACGCCGTTCAGTTTGATGTCTTGGCCGGCCGAGCCCTTCAGGACGATACCGTGCGGGAGTTTGCAGCCAATCAGAACAGTTGCCATGATTTTTCCTTATAGGAGGGTGAAAACGCCCCGCTATGCAAGCCGGGGCGGTCGTCGCTTACACGCCCAGCATTTGGGCGATTGCGAACGGTTGCAGGATGATTGCGCCCCAGGTGCCGCCCGACTTCTTCTGCAGGAACGACGAGGTCTTGCGCTCAACGGCGTGCGCGCGCATCTTCTCGGTGAACGCGGTGTAGCCGGTTTCTTGGCCTTCCAGCGTTTCGACGATCAGTTGCACCAGTTCGCCCGAGGCGGTCGAATATTCCGGTGCCGACTGGAAGGTCAGGTTCGGGAAGTTCTTCTTGACTTGGTCGAACACGTTGACGTTGTACTGATTCGTCTTCGTCAGTTCGGTCATTCGGGTCGGCGACATGCACATCTTCATCGGCGTGTCCATCTCGATCAGGCCGTTCGACTGGATGACCAGTTGCTTGACCAGATTTTTGATGTCCGTATAGACCTCGTCCGCCGTCGCGACCGGCCACGTGAAGCCACCGCCCGTCTTGCTGCCGGGGCTGATCGGGGCGATCAACGACGGGTCGTTCAGCAGGCCGTAATTCTGCAGGCCGGCGACGCCGTAGAAGTACGTCTTGTTCTGGAACTTGCCCATGATCATGGCCGAAGCGATGTTCAGACGCGACGCCCAGTCGATGCGACCCTTGCCCATTTGGTCGAGTTCGCGCTCGCCCCACTGCGTGACGGTCTGGTAGTGGTACGACTGGCGTTGCGGCCAGTTGGTGTTGGCCGTCACTTCGCCGTTCGTGCTGTAGTCGCCGTACGACGAGACTTCACCGGCCGATTCGACGACCGGGAAAAACGCGGTCGGCGTGGTCCAGTCGCCTTTTTGGTTCTCGCCGAAGATCTCGGCGGCCTTGTTCTTCGTGACCAGAACTTCGATCAGCTTCGGGTCGACGTAGTTCGTCAGGAAGGCCGGGACGCCGCTCGACGTGGTCGTGACCAGTTGCGGCAGGGCGTCTTGTGCCAGTTGCGCATCCATCGCCAGATGCGAAGGAATGAAGCCCTGCACTTGGCCGGCTTGGTGGAAGTGGATGCCGTAGGTACGACCGGCTTCCGCGATGACCGCGATTTGTTGCGGCGCGCTCAGGGCATTGAGTTTTTCGATATCGATGGGCATGGTTAGTCTCCGAAGCCGATTTTGGCGATCTCGCCGGATGCCGCAGCCGACAGGACGCGGAACTTGGTTTCGACGTATTCGGCCGTCGTGGTTGCCTGCGCCGAGAGGGTGCCCGGCGACGTGGTCAGGTTGTACGTGCCCGCGCCACCCGTGCCGGTGCCCAGGCTGGCGACGTAGGTGTTCGCAGGGATGTTCGCGCCGGTCACTTGCTGGCCCACCTTGACGGTGCCGGACGTGACTGCGGTCACGGTCATGACGTTCGTTGCGAACGACGCGGTGCCGACGAACGCGGCGACGGTTGCGCCCGGCGCGGCGGCCTGCATGCTGCCATCGATCAGGGACGCGAAGACCTTTTGACCACGGGTCGCGGTCGACAGCATCTTTGCCCAGAAGTCGCCACGGGTAAACATCTCCATCGACTGCCACGCGAGCATCGACATGCCGGCTTCGGACAGGTAGACCGTTTGCAGCGCTTGCTGCATGTTGGCGATGAAGCCCAGGGCGGACGTGCGGTCGACGCCGTTCGCCACGAGGTACGACGAGTTGTCGACGCGTTCGGAACCGTCAGCCTGGTAGGACGCGTAGCCGAAGCGACCGACGATGACGCCGTTCGCGCCGCTGATCAGGCCGCCCGGACCCGTGACGTACGTTGCCGGCGGGTTGCCGCTGGCGATGGCGCCTTCGACGCCCGGCGCGGGCTGGATGTTGACTTGGCGTTGGAAACCCATCACACACCACCTTTCATTTTCGATGCGCTCGGGAACAGCGCGTTGAACGATGCCGCGCCGAGCGCTGCGTCTTGCGCCAGATCGACGCGGGTTTGCACCGGCTTGGCTTCGGTGCCCGGCTTGGGCAGCATGCGCACCATCGCCTTGTAGGCGGACGGATGCACGTCGGTCAGGTCCACTTTCGCGGCGTCCAGGGCGATTTTGTACACGGATTCGGCGCTGTCCATCGCCACGGCCAAACGACCGACGAAGGGCTCGACGTCGCGCTCGGCTTGATGGATGGCTTGCATGCGGGCGACGGTGCGGGCTTCGGCGTTGGCGACAGCAGCGTTGATCGCGGCATCCATTGCGACCGGCTTGTCCTTCTTGTCGTCGTCCTCGTCGTCATCGTCGTCTTCGGCAGCGGCGACGGGGTCTTTCTTCGGCGCTTCTTCCGGGTCTTCGTCCTGCGCCAGTTGTTCCAGCAGCGGTGCGACGTGATCGAGCGTGGCGTCTTGTGCCAGCTTTTCACCGTACGCGGTCTGCACGGCGGTCACGATGGCTTGTTGGTTCTTCGCGGGTTTCAGGCTCTTGATGCTGCCGACGATGGCAGTCAAGTCCCCGATCTGCGCGTCTTGTGCCAAAACGGGCAGCAGCGCGCCACGGAGGGCGGCAACTACGCGCTTGGCGTTCGTCGACAGTTTTTTCGGCATTATGGGTTTCTCCGAGAGTTTAGAATCACCGACCACGACATCCGGGCCGGCGCGACCTACTTCAACAAGCGCAACGTGATTGCCCTTGATATTGCGCATAATACCATCGTATGGTTTCCCTTCGTACACTCCGGGTGTCATGTCCGCGTCGTAGCTGTACGCGCACGACAGTTCGCGCTGCTGATTCGTGTTGATGCCAGCGATCGCGGTTGCCGTCCACACGACGAGCGAGTTGCGCAAGAACGGCTCGTCAAACCGCGCATCCGTGCCCGTGCTGCCGACGACGAACTGTTGCGACGGCGCTTCAGCCGTGACCGGGATGTGACGGTCCAGCAGCGGGATGTTGTTGAAGGTCGACGCCGCCGCGCGCAGTTCTTCCGGGTCGCGCAACAGCAGGTAGACGCGGTCGGGGTCCAGGCCCAGCGCGTCACATCCGGGGATCTCCGAACCGCGATACGGGTTGACCGTCGCCTTCGAAATGTTGGACATGGCAATGTACATGCGGCCGAACTTGTCGACCGTGCGCGCGCTCTTGTCCATTGCGAGTTTAATTGCGCTCATTGCGCATTACCTCCTTCATATATTCGTTGTGCTTCTTCACTTCGCGGTACGCGATGATTGACGACCCGGTCACGGTGAACGCCAGTACGATAACAATCCCGAGCAGGGCATAGTTCCACATTACGCGCCGCCGATCCCTTCCGACTTCTTCTCAACTTTGAGATGTTTTTTCGCGTAGCTGCCGGCCAGCATGCCGCCGAACTCGCCGACCGTTACGCAGAACATCAGGTACACAAAGATGGGGAACGCCATTTTATTCTCCTTGATTAGTCATCGATTCCGGGGATAACGACCGACGACGTGCACCGGCAATTGATTTTCTCGCCGGGCATGATGTACTCGCCATCGATCAAACAGCCAACACCAATATCGTACACGGTCCCGTCCGCTTCCACGTGGGATTTGCGGGGGTGCACGCCGCCGCGACTGTGCCGCCATTTGGCCTTGGTCAATCCGAGCGAGATCCGCCGCGCCTTCGTGACGACCGCCGTCGCTTTGTTGTTTTGGTCCCGAGCGATCAGCGCCGCGCGGTTCTTGGACTTCGCGCCCAGGGTCAGCAGTTCTTCGCGCAGCGTCTTGAGGTCGCGGCCGGCCTGCACGCTGCGCATGACAGCGCCTTCGATCGCGGTGAACTGCTGCGACGGAATCGATTTGATCAGCGCGACGTTCTCGACGAGCACGGAGTCGAACGCATCTTTCATGACCGCCGTAGGCTTGAAGGGGACGGAGAAGCCCGCGTCCTTCAGCACCTTCGACATGGTCCGTTCGGCCTGCGCCTGCGCCTGCGTGGCGAAAGCGTTGGCGATCTTCGCGGACGCCTCGTCGAACAGCCTGATCCAGCGCCGCGCGAGATTCTTCATCACCTTGCGCAGTTCTTCCGACGGCGTCGCGTCCATCGCCATCGCTGGCGGGTTGGCACGATACGCGGCGCTGATCCAATGCAAAATCGATTTGTTCATGTCGTCGACGATGCCCGTCAGCGCCTTCTGATAGGCGATCTCGACGCCCACGTTCGGGCGCACGGGCTTGAGCGTGACGGCCCGCCCAGGGGCGCGGATCTCTTTCATTCCCCATCCTCCGGAAGCGGGTCGCCATCGGCTTCATTCGGCGGTTCGATCTTGACGCCCATGTCCAGGCCGTTATATCCGCTATGCTCGTCGTCGGCCAGACGTTGGCGAACCTCTTCCGGCAGGATCGCGCCCAGTTCGACATAGATCGCCGCCGCTTCTGCATCGCTCTTGCGGTTGGCGGCCATTTCCGCCTCGGTCTGCTGCCAGAGGGACACGAAGTCGAAGACGATGTCCTCGTCCACGTCGCCGAACTCGGACAGTTGAATCAACTTGATGACCTTGGTCAGATTGTCGCGGAACAGGCGTTCTTGCATGTCGCGCACATGGTCATAGAAGATCTCGATATCGCCGTCAGCGCTGGCGTTCAGGCCGGACGGGGTGATGCCCAGCAGGATCGGCAGCGGCATCGACGCCACGCTCGCCATGTGCTCTTGGGCCTGCGCCTGCAATTGGTCCAACGTGGACAACGGCGTGTTGAACTGGAAGAACTCTTCCGTGTCGAAGTCCATCAGCATCAAGCCCTGGTTGTCGCGCATCTCGGCGTACAACTGCGCCCGCCCCATCAGGTCGTCGCCGCTGCCGCCCGTCAGGACGTCTTGCATGTTCGTCTTTATCCCCGACGTCGAATAGTTGGAGATCATACGGTTGACGCTGTCGCGGGTCTTCAGCCAGTTGTTCACGTACGGCATTGCCAGTTGCGACATGCTCATGCCGCCGAAGTTGTAAGCCGGCTTGAGGATGTCGGGAAGCGGGCGGCCGACGAACGTCAACAGGCGCGTACTGTGCACCTTCTGCCCCATCACGAACCACGACGACGGGTTGAAGTAGTCATCGCGCAACGGATTGGACGCGCTGTACGAGTTCGGATAGGTGAACATCGCTTCGACCAACTTGAACTTGCGCAGTTTGTTCTTCACGATCGACGAGTCTTCGAACAGCGGGATTGCCAGCCCGTCGCCTTCCTGCTCGCCCAGGTCGACGAACAGTTGCGCGCGGCCGAAGAATCCATCGTGAATAGCAGCTTCGGTGAACAGTTCGCGCACCTTGAATCGGGTCAGCGCGTCTTCGATCTGAGAGATCCGTTCGCTGTTGTCCTTGTCGCCCTTCGAATGAAGTTTGATCCATTTGCGGGTCATGGCGTGCGCGGTCTTCTCGGACAACATGCGGTATTCGGCAACCTGCATCAGTTGCGCCAGCACGGGATAGCCGGGGAACGTCTGCGCACACGCGCCGTACATCTGCGACGCGTAGCTGTAGACATCCGCCATCGCATCGTCCATCGCCATTTTGTCGCCTTTGGGCACGACGCCCGGCAGCATTTTCGGCGGTGCGAACGCTGGCGGTGCAGGCCCGATGTCGGCGGGCTTCATGCCGCGCGCCCAGGACCACAGGCGGCCGAAAGTGTTGATTTTCATGGTCAGCCCTTCAACACGTATTCGAACATCGCTTGCGCCTGTCCGGCATGGAAGAGGTTCGTCCCCGACGGCATGCCCCACTTTTCGGCGTACGAACGGTCGAAAGAAATGCCGGCATCAGGATAGAAGTCGGCCGGCAGCTTCCACCCAAGGAAGCGATCGACAGCGCGTTTGATATCGGGCGTTGTGCCCAAATAGGCATTGAGCGCGTCGGCCAGCGCCTGCAGTTCATCGCGATTGAGGCCGATCACGCTCGGGGTCGTGAACTCGCGGTTGCGAACGGTGACGAGGACTTGCCCAGGCACGAAGCGGTTTTCGCTGACGTTGACGTATGCCGGATACGTTTTGTAGTTCGCCGTTTCGGTGTATGCGTAGATGGTTTTCATCGTCTGACCCTCTGTAGAAGTTGTTTGTTGATGGACATTTTACCGGGAAGGGGAACAAGCCTCGTGTACGCCCGCGACAGTGCGTCAACCTGATCCTTGTACGTCCCGTTGGGAAACGCGCGCATCTCGTCGAGCAACGGCCGGTTCCAGTCGCCGCGCACCATCATGACGTTGCCGATGTTGACTTCGGACGCGAACGGCTGCGCGCGCGTTTCCTTGTCGCCCGACTCGGAACTCGACACGACGGGCAACCCCTTCAGCTTCTTCGTGATGTACTCGACGACCGCCGTGCCGCCCGCGCCCGGATCGTCCGGGATGTCCTGTTTGATGCCGCGTCCGTCCAGCATGCCGACGTTGCGCATACGCTCGTCTCGGCGGCCCGGTGCGTGCTGGAAGCGCTCGATATGGGCGATGACGGGGCGTTGTGATTCCTGATGGATGCCGAGCAGCGCGCCCACCGTGTACGCGCCGCCGCCTTCCGTCGCTGCCAAGTCCCACCCGCGAACCCACGTGATGCGCCCGGCCGGCAGCGCGTCCACGATCTCGATCTTGCCGGGGTTGAACATCAGGCCGTCTTTCGGTTTCGGGATCTGCTGGAAGAGTGCGCCCCAGGTGCGCGCCTCGCCCCGGAACTGCGCCCAGTGCTTTTCGGTGAACCATTCCGGCCAGAGCATTTCTCCGCGTTTGCGGCCGAGCGGGTCGGTGTCGCTATCGCATTCAGCCTGGAGACACAGCACGCGCCATACGTTGCCGTCCCTGCACACGATGTCGCCCGACTCGCCGTTCCAGTCTTCCGGCAGGATGCGGCCGGCAAGGTCCGATTCATTCCATCGGGTCTGGATGATCAGTGCAGATCCGCCAGGAACGAGACGTGTCAGCAGGTCGTCTTTGTATGCGTCGTACGTCTTCTCTTGGATTGTTTCGGAGTCAGCCTGTTCGCGACCTTTTACCGGATCATCGACTATTAAAAGCTCAAGTCTGTTGCCCGTAAATGCGCCGAGAATACCCGTCGCCATGTACTCACTGCCGTTCGTCAGCTTGAAGTTGTTCGCAGCGGCCGATTCGTTGGATAGCTCAGTGTCGAATGTCTTGCGGTAACGCTTCTGGTTGATGATCGAGCGCGTCCGGCGTCCCATCTTGAGTGCCAGGCTGTCGGCGTAGCTGGCGAGACCGATACGAGTCTTGGGGTATTTGCCCATCAGGAACGACGGCGCAACGATGGACCCATACGAACTTTTTGCCGAGCCTGGCGGCATGAAGATCATGAGGCGCCCCGTGTCGCGCAAGAAGCAATCCTCAACCTCACGCAAAATCATTTTGTGGTGGGCAGCCAGGAGCGTTTCAGGCGCGTCAATGACGACTTCGCCTTCCTCCGCTTCCTCTTCGACCGGGCGTCCAGGCACTTCGACGTACTCGGCGTAATGCACCGGGTCGACACGGGCACGGCGGCGGCGCAGCAGTTCGGCGGCGGCCTGTCGTTGGAAGATCGTCATTTCCCGCCCCTCGCCAGCGCTTCCAGTTGATCATCGGTCATATCCGCCAAGGACGTCTTACCGCCATCTTTCAGGATGTGCGTTTCCTTGTTCATGCCCAGGAACTTTGCGGCAGCTTCCCGCGCGCTGTCCTTGCTGCGCATGTTGATCTTCAGGCCCGACTTCGTGCGCTCGACACCCATATATAGAGCAGCGGCGGCCGGCGACAGGTCGCGCACGTCTTTCAGGCGCTCGATCACAATCCCCTTGCCGAAGCATTCCGGGCAATCAGGGTGCGGATCGCGATGAGGATTGAAGCCCAGGCCGCCTTTTGGATCGGGTGCCGGCTTGCTCGTCATCACGTGCTCCAACTCCTTGCGACGCCATTCGTTCAACGTGAAATGGTATCGATGTTCGACGCCATGGCAGTAGCGGCACGATTCGGTCACAGTTTCGATGAGGTCGCGGGGATCTGCGGTGATCACATTCAGGATGTCATCGACGATCAGGTTTGTACTGAGTTGTACTTTGTTCTTGGCAATTTCACGTATTTTTGCGATCTCACGAGCCACCGCCGGCTTCTTTAGACGCCTGTACGCTTCCTGACTGTAGAACTCACCGACATAGAATCCAGCACGGCGCATCGCGTCCCCAGCTTTCCAATCCTTCACGTACTCCCCGATAAACAGCCAATCGTTCAATGTTGGTTCGTCATTGCTCATATCGTCACACGTTTGTTCGTTGCGGTACATGAATTCTACCAAACTGTTGACTGTGTGTACTGTATTGTGTTTTTCCAGTTTCACTCAAACGCTCAAAACACCTGACTTTGTGTATTTAGTTTTGTTTATGCGTATGAGTTTTAGTTTATTGTGGTATATTGCACAGTACAATACACACAGTCAGGGGAAAAGCCCAATGTCCTCAAAGTCTCAAGCCGTAGAATCCGGCCAACTCACCTACAGTTCCGGCAGACCATGCCGGCGCGGCCACCTCTCCGACCGCTACGTCAGCAACAACGGATGCATCGCCTGCATCAAGGAAGACCAAGAAGACCGGCGAACGGCCGTGAAACTCAGTCGCCGGAAATACATCAACGCCAAAGTGAACAACCTTCACGAACGCATGTTCATGGTTCACGAGGACAACCGCGCCCTTGTCCAGAAGTTTTGCGAAATCCTGCAGTACGCCGACGGCTTCGAAGTCGCACGCCTCGCCGACATCGTGGAGAAAATCTACGAGCAATCACCAACGCCACGTGCGCTCACCTACGACGATCTGTTAACGTTCATGGAATGGGACGGGCGCAGCGTTAAGAATCTGGCGGATCTGGAGCGGACAGGCGTGATCGAATACGACCGTGCCGAAGATCGCATGTACGTCCATCACAACGGCAACCGCTATTTCGGCCTGGACGTGGCCGCCGTCCTTCGAAGGGAAAAGCACAATGTCAAGCCAATGTAAAACCTGTAAATACGCAGAATTCCCGCTCACGCCGACCGGGCGCGTCAAGCGCACGACTTACGGTAAATGCACGGTGACGTTCGTCCCGCCCCCGCTGCCGGCCTGCATCGATCAGCCGTACTGGCACAGACATAGCATCTGGCCCGACGACGGGGCGAACTGTCCAACATACGAGCCCAAGACCCCGTAACCACACGCCCCCGCACGACGGGGCATTTTATTGTTGACTAATACGAATAGTGTGCGTATAGTTAAGTACATGGACGCGACGCACGGTGCGAAGCGCAAACGGGAGAACAACATGAACGCAAATGATCGTACTGAATGGATTTTCAAACTGCTGGCGGTCAACTCCGGTCGCGTCATTGAAAAGTCGGTCGTTGGCTTCAATGATTACGAGACCGCCCGCAACTTCGCGTTCACGCTGGTCCCAAAATCTGCCGGCCCGCTGGTCGTCAAGTCGTACATGTAACACCAACCCCGCGCCCGCTTCGGCGGGCAACCTGGAGAACAACAAATGAAAATCCAAATTTACACCGACCCCGAGTTCAAGAAGTTCGAACTGCGCGAGCAGGGTTGCGACCACACGTTCGCCACGGGCAGCGGCGCTGATCTGCACACTGTCACGGAGATGCAACGCCGCGTGAACAACTACGACGACCTCGTCGCCTCCCTGCGCACCATCCTGCATTGCCCGCCGAACGCCGGAATGATCGCGGCGCGTGCGTTGATCCTTGCTCGGGAGGGTTAAATGATCATCGCAGCCCTCGCCGCCCTGGTGGCCGTCATCGCCATCATTCGTATCGAGAAGCGCCACGACGACGAGTTCGACGCCCGCATGCGCACCTACGAAGAACAGTACCGCACCATCACTTACCGAAAGGAACCGAAATGAAAAAAGCAGCCAGAAATTTGTGGCCGGGCGACGTCTTGAAGCCCACCGAGACGAGCCGCCATCGCGTTGTGTTGCGCGTAATTCTCGGGATGACGAGCGGCGTCGTTACCATTTACAGCGCCCCGTTTGGCGAGCCTGACATCCAGCCTATGCCGCCGCAACACTTTACCGAGGACGAGTCGGTCGACGTCGAGTCACGCGTCACCCCGGAAGATCTGGACGCGCTGCTCACGATCGCCCGCGCATACGTGGCGAACGTGCCACCGAGCATCACGGCACGCCAACAGGCGCAAGACCTCGTCAACAAGCTGTCGCCGCCTAATCCGCCCACGTACGAAGAATTGCTCGACGTGGTGCGCCGCATGTGCGAACCCCCGCGAGCGTGCGGGGAGGGGTAACCGACGACGTTTTCGGACTGCGGCAAACTCGTCGAACGCGCACGCGACGCGGGTCTGATCAAATGAAACTCCCCGCCTGCGCCCGGTACAGCCGACATCGCTTCGAATGGGTCGGGGACGTCACGCTGACGACGATCAAGGTCAACAGCAACGGGAAGATGGTCAATTACAAACGTCGCGGCCAATACATCTGCGAATGCGGACAGCGCCGCCACGGAAAGGCACAAAGCGGATTATGACCAAGCCAACCCCCCAGCAGATCGCCCAGGTGCGCAACAACGCCCGGATCACGCAGACGGCCGCCGCAACCCTCGTTCACGCCAGCTTGCGCGCGTGGCAGAAGTGGGAAGCGGGCGACGCCAAGATGCCCCCGGCCGCGTGGGAACTCTTCACCATCAAAGTAAAGGAAATCAAATGAAACGCATCGTCGCACTGTATATCGTCCTTGCCGCGTCCCTGATCGCCGCGCAGTCGTTCGGTCTGCTGGACGACATGACCCCGCCGCACGAAGTGGGGGTGTTGGTATGACCATTAAACGATACGACCTGCAGCGCTTCTACAACACCGCCGCCATTAAGGAAGCTATGAACGGCGCATACGTCAAGATTGAAGACGTGCGCGAACTTATCGCCGACGCGGAACGTCTTCGCATGCTGGTCCGTACGGTGACGTGCGTCGATCAAATCGAAAACCTTTACGGCGACGTCGTGTCGCTTCGACTGGACTTCCGGTGCGACGCCCAGGCGAGCGACGTACTTCAACAACGCATGCAAGACATCGTCGACAAGATGCTTGACCAATACGAATAGTGTGCGTATAGTTCAACTCAACGACAACACGGAGATGAACATGAAAGAGTTCTACATTCGCACCGCGCGGGTTTGGGTCAAGGTGATGCGCAACACGAAGACTAGGGAATTCTCGTTTGCCATCGGTTACGCCGGGCAAGTGAAGGCATTCAACGTCCGTACCTACGACCGGGCGTATCCGTCCACGGTCAAGGAGGCACGCGAGTTCGCAACAAGCATGACGACTGACTATGTCTAACCCCGCCGCCCGCGCGCTGCTGGACTGGTATCGCATCAACGTGTGCGACGACAATCCGGTCAGCGCGTGGCACACGATCCACCGCAGCGGCCCGTCGGCCCTGACCGCGTGCACGACGCCCCAGGACTTCGCGATCGTCGCCGACGCAATGGTTGTCGCCGCTGAGTTGGTCAAGGAACTGAACATTCCCTCAGGTCGCGAGGTCGACCACTTCAACAATGGAAGGATGATATTGAAATGAACTATGCAGAACTGTTAGCGGCGCATGACGCGCTCGCCGAGCAAAACGCAACGCTGTCGCGCCAGATCGTCGAAATGAGGAAGTCCGGCGCAGAGATCATCAAGCACGACATGGAGCGCACGCGGGAATGCCTCGACATGCGCGAAGTTATCGCCGATCATAAGCGGTTGGTCCGCGAATTGGACGTCCTGCTCAATGGTGAAGAAGGCACAGCGAAACAGGCATCTCTGTGCGATATCGTCGCCCAGGTGCAACGGGAAGGTATTGCCAATTACAGTAAGGCAGCGTATTGGTTCGGTGTTCTGGCCGAATGCGCGCGCACGCTCGACCTACCCGCCGACGAGCCGATCCCGTCTGGCGTGCTCCGTCTGGTTCAAAATATGGAATACCGAACGTGCTGCGATCACCCCGACTGTACGACGTGCGCTGGCCGCGGAGGGTTCTATCGATTGGCATCACGCAGGGAAGACGACAAGTAATGGCGATCCTTCTTACACTCATCGTCGTTGCATGGTATCTGGCGCAGCGTCATTTGCCGGCCAGCCCGTGCGACGACCATAGCTGCAACCAAGGGCGAGACTGTCTGCACAAATGAACGCCACGGTGCTATCCGCCGCGATGCCATTCCGCACGCGGCATTTCAACGAGGGCCAGCGTGTATGGCTCGTGCGTCTTGGGCGTGACTCTGCGGAAGTCGTCGGTAGGTTCCGCGAACACGGGGCGATGCTGCGAGCCTGGATCAACTGGGGGCATTGCGGCAGACCCGAACCTGACTTCAAGCCCGTAGAGGTAGACGCTATGTTTGCCGGTCGTCACGGGCTCATTACGAAAGAGGGTTTGAAATGAATCCGGGGGACTCACGCAGCCGGGCGCGTATCGAACGCATCCTCAAGGAATTGAAAGCCGGGGATCTCGATCAATGGCAGCTTGCGGGACGGATCGTTATCAACAAGAGCACGAGCGTCCGCGAATACATCCGCTATCTCGTCAACAAGAAGAAAGTCATCCACGTGGTCGACTGGGTTCGCCCGTCAGGCGCTGGACCATATATCCCCGTGTTGCGCTTTGGTCCAGGCAAGAACAAGCCGAAGCCCGTCGCGCTCACGATGGACCAACGCAAGAAGAATTACCGCGCAGCGATCAAAGCCGACCCCGAGCGGCACGAAGCGCATCTAAGGCGACAACGAGCGTTGCGCCGCAAACCGCCCAAGCCGGACGATATGCTAGCTTGGGTCTTTAGGAAATAAAAACCCGGCTTCGGCCGGGCTTCTTTTTACAGCGGCGTTACCGTTGCCGGCCGCACCTTGAAAGGTTGCGCACCCTTTTCCGGCGGCTGGATGATGTACCACGTGCCGCGATTGGTTTCCTCGCCGATGAACTTGCCCTCGCGATTCGCGCCACGCGGCATACGAACCGTTACCTTTGCACCCTTACGCATGATTGACCCCCTTACGGTTAATTGATTGAGTGCCGATCATATCACGACCATTTAGATAATCAACCCCCGCCCGCGTGATCGTTCCGTCTTTCGTCATCCAGCCGCGCGCACGCAGCGTCTCGCGCAGCGGTGCCGGGCACGGTGCGCCCTTCTTGAGATCGGTCAACGCTGCCAGCATGGCCGGGGTGCAATACTTACGGGACATTGGGCAACCTCGCCTTGCCAGCCCCAGGCACACGATACTTGCTGAACTCATACGGGCATTTGCGGCCGTGTTCCCACCATTTGCCCCACCGACCATTCCACTTGTGACGGATGAACCACATGCCGTCCCCACGCTGCGCGAACTGCGTGCGCCGCCCGTCCCCAACCGTGTAGATATCGCCGCTCACATCAACCTCCGATATGTGATGCCGTCTCTGATAAGAATCGTTACAGGGGCGCGATAGCGGCGGTACAGGGCTTTAACGCGCTCGCGACCATAGCGCGCCTCAAGATCAACCAATCGCCGCATGTGCGCCTCGTATTTGGCGTCGCTTTCGATGTCCCGCCGATACTCCACGTAGGCGCGCAATGCGCCCCGTAGTTCAGCGCTGCGCGTGGTCACGCCTGCAACCCCCAGGACATCCAAATACGGTTAGACGCGTTGCGGAAGTGTTCCGGGTCTTTCTCAAACCCGATGAAATTACGCCCCGTGTTCATGCACGCAACGCCGGTCGAACCGCTACCCATGCAATTATCCATGACCGTGTCGCCGGGATTGGTGTAGGTCTTGATTAAGTATTCCATCAGCGCGACAGGCTTTTGCGTCGGGTGAATCTTTTCCTTGTCGCGCTGGAACTCCAATACGGTCACGGGGTAGCGCTCGCCGTTACTTTCGCTGACATTCTCGGGGCGTACCGCGCCGTAATTCGTCCCGACGTGTCCCTGTTTGCACTTGTATGGCTTGAACCCCGTTCGCATTTGTGGGTTGTACGTTGGCGGATTGTCATAGAACACTAGGACGTTTTCGTGATCTTTCAACGGCGCGCGCTTTGCGTTCAAGAACCCCGTGCCGGCTTCTTTACGCCATATCCATTCATACCGCAGCATTTCCAAATTCGACGCGCCCAGCACCTTATCAAAGGGCGATTGTGCGGTTAGAACAATCGCCCCACGACACACGCGGCGGTAATGTGCCCACATCTGATCGAGATCGATAACCGAATCCCATTTGTTCTGCGTCGTCCCGTACGGCAGATCGTACAGGATCATGTCGACGCTTTGGTCGGGAACCATCCACATCAAATCTAGGCAATCGCCTTGTTCTAACATCATGCTGCGAACCTCCGTGCTGTTTGGTCGGTCTGTGCTTCCATCTGCAACTGCTGGTACAACGCCGCAACCGCGTGCGGGTCTTTCATCTCGGCCGCCGCGCTGTCGCGCTTGACGTAGAGGACCGCCATCGTGTTGTCGGGCATGACGTAGGTAGGCGTGCGGCCCTCGGGCAATGCGCGGTGCAACTCGTAGCCCAGGCGCAGCATTTTCTCTTTGATCTTGAGCGGGCTCGACATCTTGGCGAACTGCGGATTCTGTTGCATGCGCGCCTTCAGCATATGGTGCGACACGAAGTCGCCAGCAAAGCCCGGTTCGCGCAGAATGATCCATTCCGCAATCTCGTGCTCCAGGGCGTCGCGGCCGTCGACCACAGCTTCCCGCGTCACGCTCGTTTCCGGGGCTTCTTGGCACTCGCCTGCCGGGTTGTACCGCGCATCGATCGGCATCGTCGCCAGAAGGTCGGCAACGGCCGCATAACCGCCCTGCTCCAACCACGGGTACAGGAAGCCCCCGAAATACTCTTTGGTCAGGCCGTCGCGCTGGCGATCGTATTTGGACTGCTGCGCGCAATACAGGGTACAGATGCGGCGCGTATCGTCCTGCTTCTTCATGGCGTCCTTGTGGTTGTCCGTGAAGATGAAGTTTCCGCAAATTCGTTTTTGAATCGAGTCGATACCCTTGAGCGTAATCGCGTGGTCACGCTCCGTGATCAGGCTCTTGAGCGCTTCCATCATGTCGGTGCGATCCTTCGCGCTGTAGATGTCGTCGGCCACGTAAAGCAAGTTTCGCTCAAGCCACGCGTTGAAGCCGTTCTCAATCATGCCCGTCTTGATGGTGAAGACGTACTTGTGCCCCAGGGCGTGGCGTAGGCATTCGACGAGCGTCGATTTGCCGTTGCCCTGCGTGCCCTGAATGAACGGTGCCCAACGGAATTTGACACCGGGGTACTGCACGACGGCGGCCATGTAGGACAGCAGGATCTGCGCATCGTCGCCGTTCGGCAGCAGCTTGCGCAACAGGTCCATGAACGGTTGCACGTCGCCGGGCCTGCGCTCGACGTAGGGCGCTTTATAGACGTTGATCCAGCGACGGCCGGCGCGCTCGACGACGTATTGAAAGTCCAGGCGCGGATTAAACTCGGTCCCTTCCACGCGGGGGAACAGGATCAATTGATTGCCAAGGAACGCTTCCCATGCCGATTTGGTCGTCTTCTGACCTTCGTTGTCCAGGATGAACGTGTATCCGGCATACTTCGCGTTGAATCGCGACTGATCGATGATGTCGCCGTTCGGGATAAGCACGGAGTTCTGGTCTTGGATGTATACGCAGTCCTTGAAGATCGCGGCGAGGTTTTCGCGACCGATGAACGTCCCGTGCGTGATCTCCACAGGTTCCAGCTTGCCTCCGCTCGGCGGTGGGAGCGGGATGTTGGGGATGACGGGCTTCGCCTTGTAGACCGCCGAGCAGAACGCAACGCCCGTCGACACGGTGTCGCGGAAGTACGACTTGTGAACGGATGCGGACCACTTGTCGCGGACCAAGCCGGACAGCATCATCAGGCGCGCGACACGCTCGCAGTTCTTGCCGGTCCAGTACGCGAGTTCCTTCGCGAGCGCCATGTCGGCGCTACTGTAGTCGAAATCCTTGCCCGGCGTCTTCGGCGGATATGCGCGCGACAGCACGGGGGCGTTGCGATTCCACAGGTCCGCGAAATTGGGTGCGAAGTGGCCGTCGCCGAACACTGCGCTTGCTTCCTGCCTGCGTTGGCTGGCCATCGCCATACGCAACAGATCATCGTCGGACAGCGGCGTGTGTTCGGGGTCATGTTCGGTCGTCCAACCCGCGCCGCCCTCTTCCTTCTCCGACGGCGGGAAGTAATCGGCGATGAACTGCGGCAGGTACGCCGTAAGGTCGTGCATCTGGCCGTTGGCGGCCGACCCGAGCGCGATAAAACGAGCCTCGGTGTACATCTCAATATTGAGAAGTCCGTTTTTCTTGCCGTGCGGCGGTGCCTTGCCCTGGTACGTGAACCACCCGTGAAGACCACGGCCCGAGAGGGATAGTTCGATCGCCGCCGGCATGCGGCGCATTATCTCTTGCGCGTTGTCGTTCCACGTGCCCGCGAGCGTGGAGCATTCGTCTAGGTCGTAAACGCCGAACGGGTCGTTCTCGGTGATGACGAATCCGATCGTCCACGCGGCAGTATCGCCGCCGACAGGGCCGGACGCGGCAAGCGTCGCGGCGGTCTGCCAGTCGAGCCACGCGTCGGGCCGGTGCGCGCTGACCATGCCCCATTTGCCGACATGTACAACGGTGCCATCGCCCCGCGTGTGCGTCGTGGGGTTGTCGTGCGGCCACGCTGGATATTTGGCGAGCTTCCCAGGGATCAAATTGCCGCGTTCATCCGTCGCAGGCTTGAGCCTTACAAGAATGAATTGTCGGTATTGTCCAAGGGGTGCGAGCGCCCCCGGAAGGATGTACATGCGTCACCCCGCCAGCGTGGCAAGGGCTTTGTGCTGCAGATCGGCGGGTGCCTTGCACGCCACCGGGTCGCGCGTGGCGATCCCCTCGGCGATGATGGGAAGGATCTCTTGCTTGACGGCCGCGCGCATCACGGCGCGGCGCATCTGCGCCATCGTGCCGTAGTGGGACACGACGAGGGCGTTGCTGCACTCGGCCTGCTCGGCGATGTGCACGAGGCGCAGTCGCGCGAAGCCGTGTTTCTTGGCGGCGGCGACGGCCGCGTCGAGAATTGCCGCCTTGCGGTCGGCCGGGGTCATACGTGCCATTTGGTATTTCCTTTAGTAACTATTCGGTTAGTCTAGCACGCTCATTGCGGTTTGGATGAAGCCAAATACGCCGAGCCTGCAACTAGGATTTCAGGGGTATCTTTCGCACAACCAAGCATTCGATTGCATTTCGAACACAATAGCCCCCGCACCGCCCCCGTACTGTGGTCATGGTCGACCGCTAGTGTTTCTCCGATCTTAGATGGGTCCACTTTGCAGATTGCGCAAACCCCTAATTGATCGGCGAGCATGTCGTAATACGTAGTGGAATCAATCCCGTACTTGTAGCGTAAATGGTTTTCCCATTTCAACCTGTTGGACGCATACCGGCGACGTTCCGAAGCATTGTAGGCGTCTCGATTGGCGCTTCGCCATTCGTTCACTTCGTATTTTCTGCAAGTTTTACAGCGGGCGGCATGCCCACGCCGACGGTCTCTGCTAAATTCCGAAAGAGGCTTCACTTGTGCGCACGATGTGCAAGTTTTCACGGTAAACATCCCATCGCACTTCTTATGAAGATTTCAGCTTGTTTCGCATTGATGGCGTTGCCGTAGGCGCGCAGTCGTCCCATTCTGGCGGGAGCCCCATTAACCAACGGGAATGTGCCGGGTTCAACTGGCCGCCACTTTCCATCCCGGCACGCAAGCCAGTCAGCAGCGCGCCAAAAACCGTTAGTCGGGCCGGCTCGTTCATCGTCAGCATTGCCGCGCATTCCAACGACACTTGCTTGCCCGAGTCGATCCGGCGTTCCGCTGCCTGCACCGTGCTGTAGCGCCACTTCTCGTCCGATGCTGCCGGCGTCGGCCATCCAATACAACCTGTCTCTGATGTGCGGCGCACCGACGCTCGCAGACGGGAACGGGACACACCCGAAGGCGTAGTCCAGGGCTTCCAGGTCAGTGTGTACAAGGTCGACCCAAGGTTCCGCAAATTTACTTGCAACCTGCTCACCAAAGATTCGTTTAGGGCGGCGCTTCTGGTTTCGGACGAGCCATTCAAAATGAGGCCAGAGGTGCCGCTCGTCAGCAAACCCGCCGCCTTCGCCTGCCGCGCTGTAAGGCTGGCAGGGGCATGAAGCCGTCCATACTGATCGATGATCTGACCATCCGGCAAGGCGAAGTGCATAAGACCATCCGCCGAGCCCGGCGAAGAAATGGCATTGGGTGAACCCGTCGAGATCATCAGGGCGGACATCTTCGATACTCCTTTCGTCTACGACGCCGGGTGCGATAAGCCCGGCGTTAATGAGGTTCCGTATCCACGCTGCCGCGTACGGGTCGAACTCGTTATAGTACGCGGTCACGTCCGCCCTCGCGCCCAGGTGATCAGCGCTGCGTGTTCCGGGCACAGGGTTTCGGCCAGCACGTGACCGCCGCTTTCCCTCTCGGCTTCCAGCGCCGCTACCGGGTCCAGAACTGACGGGGCGGGCGCGACCTCCGACCCTGTGCGATCGGCGTTCAGCACGGCAAGGAACCAGTGCGCAGCGGCGCGGAATGGAGTCTTGGGGCTGTTGGCTGCCATGTCCTGCAACCACACGTGATGGCCGTACGCACGCGCGCCAGGGCTTCCCTCGTCCGGCACGGGGCGCTTTGCGAGCACGTCGGACAGCAGATGCGCCGCCACGCTGACGCCGTTGTTCTTGTGGTCGCGGTTCTCGGCGAGGAACACTTCGACGGCTGCTTTGTCCGCCGCCTTCTCGCGCGGGATGGCGAGCGTCTTACCTTCGACGAGGTCCAGCACGCGGCGTAGGACGGCTTTGCTTTGCACGTCGAAGCCGGGCGACTCGATCATCGCAGTCAGGTGTTTGATGCACGCGCCCTTTTGCTGCGCGGATTCGCCAACGAACGATGCGCCCAGGTTGTCGATAACCTTTTGCGTGATCGGCTTCCCGACCTTGACGCCCGGTTGCGCTGCGGCGCGCTTGATCGTCTCGATCGCTTCGGTCGAACCCTTTTGCTTGACCAACTTAAGCGCCGTCGACGACGTGATCACGCCTTCGTTGATGGCCGTCTTCAGTTCGACGGGCTGCTCGGTGAGGCGGATCGCGTCCTTGACGTGCTGCGCGCTCATGCCGCGTTGCTCGGCGATCTCGTCGTACGACATGCCAAAGCGGTTCACCAACTTGGCGTACTGTTCGCCCACCTGGAGCGGGGTGTTACCCTTGCCGGACTGCGTGCCGAGCATATAGAGGATTGCGGCCTTCTCGTCGCCCTTGAACTCTTTCGCCTTGACGCGCAAGATCGGCTCACCCTCGGCAATCAGTTCCATGTCGGCAGCGTGGCGGTGATGGCCGTCGATGATGCAGATATCACCGTTGATCATCTGCACGGTGTATTCGGCAGTATCTACGCCTGCCTTGCGCAGCGCCTTCATGCGCGCAACATGTTCGGGGTCGATAGGGCGGCAGTTAAAGCCGGGAATCACCTTGACG